GCAAGAACGCGTAGACGGTCGGCGGTCGTCGCAGGTCGTGCCCCTCGGCCTCGAGCGGTTCACCGTCTACAAGGTCGGGCGCGAGGTGCTCTACGTCGACGACGCGCAGGAGGCGACGCACCACGTGCCCGAGGCTCACTGGGACCAGTACCTGCGGTTGCGGACTGTGCAGCCGATGAAGGTCGTTCTGTACGACACGCTCACGGCGGCCCGCGTGGCGCTCGTCCGCGAGCACAGGGTCAGGATATAAGGAGGATCGCAGATGAAACGTACTTATGTGTGTGGTAAGAATCAGAGCCCGACGCCTACATGGTGCGGCGCGTGGGGCTGCAAGTGGTTGAGGGTGCCGACGCGCCGCGAGCGGGTCAAGATGTTCTTCTCGCGACTATCTGGCCGCATTGAGCGACTGATCGGCGGCGACTGGCTTGACTGGTACACGAGGACAATGTGATGGCGAAGCGCTACGAGAGCCCACTGGAGCAGGAGGCTGCGCACGGCAACGAGATGCTGTGCCTGGCGCCAAACGTCTACCTCGAGGTTGGGCCGTTTCGCGAGGAACCGTGGGTGTCGATACGCAAGT